CCTCGAATACGGTCTGCCCCCGACGGGCGGCCTGGGCTTCGGCATCGACCGCTGCGCGATGATGCTCTGCGGCACCGACTCCATCCGCGACGTCATCCTCTTCCCGACGATGAAGCCTCAGAGCTAAGAAAGCGTTGTGGCACAACGGTCGTGAGTGATGCAACCTCTGGTTTGACACCACTTTTACACCAATTCACTTTGAATTCAACATGGCTACTAAGGAGTGCCCCGTCTTTGACGGGGTGCTTTCTTTAGCCATCATACATATATCAGCGTAAAAAAAATAAGGGCAGATTTGGGAAATCAAAATCCCATTCCTGCCCTTTTCTTTTTAGCAAAATCTGTCCCGAAAAATATATAGTATTCGTGACAACGCACAAAAAAAATGAGAGCGTGCTTCAACAGCAGCTCTCATATATCTTGTCTATTTGACATTTACACCGAAGTCCTTTATAATGGCTTTTGTGGAATCCACCGTCCGCGTCGAGTTTCCGGGTTCAGTCATAGCCCATCTCCTTTGTAGACGGTGTACGGTTAAAAAGACGGTTGCCTGTCATCCCGCGAGTGCGGAATGGAGGCGTGTATGTAGCCCTCGCGGGAAATTTTTCTCAGGAGGTGACCATACATAACTCTTCAAGAAGTTTTTTGGATTGCGTCTATCTGCTGGATTCTTATCCAAGCATGGGACAAGTTCCGTAACAGAAAGAAGTGAGCCGTCTGTCGCAAGCAGAGCGGCTCACTGTCGTTTGAGGGTTAAACCCTCTTCCCAGTAAGAATGTATGTTTGTGGCAACCGTCTGGGTTTCCACCGCAGGGGGCGCTTGTTAGCAGCAGGCGCTCTCTGTGTTATTATTATAGACTACTTCAACGATATTTGTCAAATGAATTTTCTGTTAGCGTTTTCTTTCAGATTTCTCCTACGTCAGCCTGTGGGAACCGCATAACCCTTAGTCAAGCTCCGCAAGTGTACGGATGCTGACCCCATCACTTGCTTCAACGCTATGGCGGACAGTCCTGCTGCCGCCTATAAAGAATATTTACACCCACAAAATATTCTTTAGATATTATTTTCCAAATGCGATGATTGCGCCAATGATGCCAGATACAAGCAAGGTAGAGATGCAAGTAATGATTGCAACCTTGACAGTATTGACATTGTTGGCGATTTGCTTATACGGTTTGTTCTCGGTTTCATTAACCTTCTCAGACAATTTACGTTCGGTCTCCTGCCATGCTTTTGCTTGCGCATCTACCTTACGATTGGTGTCATCCACCTTGCCCTCGATATTACTGACACGCTGTGCAATGAGCTCAACGGAAGTAGCGATTTTATAGATAGCCTTCTGCTCACTCTGGATTTCCTTCAGCTCACCTTCTAAGTTGTCAATTCTGTGTGTATTGGACTTGCATCGCTGCTCAGTCTCAATTAACAGTACGGTCTCTTGCTCGGTCATAAGAGAAACCTCCTCGGATGATTATTTTTCCCCTTCCTTCGGCTCCACTATGGAGGCAATAGCAGAGTTCTGTTTCAACACGTCTTTCATTTCGCTGAGGGCGTCATCAACGTATTTGCTAAAGGTTTCAAATGGCAAGACCTTTGCCAACCAAGGGAAACGCTCGCAGAACTTGTCGTAAACGGATGACAGCTTCAGTTTGCCCGTACCGGAACCGAACTCGCGCTCAGCGCCAAGAACAGCCTGCAGAAGCCATCCACGAATCTGCTCGTACTTCTTGTCGGTGGACAGGTTGCGCCAACGCAGGACAGCCATAACGCCGCCAACGATAAACACAATGCCAGTAACAATTACATACCAATTCTCCACAATAAATTCCATATGCAAACTCCTCTCTAAAAGATAGTGGGGCGGATTTCAGGTGCCGCCCTTCACCTTAGATTGCTGGACTCTCCCAGCTTGGGTCTTCGACGAAGCCTTTTGCCTTTGCGCTTTCGAATGTGATACCACCAGCAGAATGGTCAGATTTACACAGGTTCAAATAAAATGCGCATACCACGCCATGTGCCGACCACGGCAATCCAACCATTGCCCCAATCCACGGCAGCGCTCCGGTATAGTTCCGCTTTACACAATAGAACGCTAAAAGCAACCCACCGACTGTAACAATCCACAGAAGCGAGCGGATATCGTCAATCAGCTTTTTTGAAAAAGCGTCCTGTTTGCTTGTGCGTTTTCTCCTTCGCCTTGCTTGCTGTCTGCTGCCGCTATATGTAGCCATCACGCTTTACCCATCAGTTTTGCAAAACGATAGAACAAAGCAGCAGCCTGTTCACGGGTAAGCTGGTCAGCCCAAGCATAGTTGGGTTCACCATTCACCTCAGTGCCAGTGCCATTGATGAGACCGTTGGAGACAGCCCACTCACGAGCTTCCTTACTCCAAGTGCCGCAGTCATTGTCCTGCAGCTCTGCACGGTACTCCTTCATCAGTTCCTTGAATGTGTCCAGAGTCATATCTTCATCCTCCTCTTTGCCGTCGCTGATTCTCTTTTTGAACTCTTCCCACTGTGCGTCGCCACTCGTCTTGTAATAGACATTCATGTCGGCGCAACACCACGGTCTCGGACAGAGTTTTCCGGTCACATCATAATGACGGATAACGTGGTCTGCAGGAATGTTGTACTGAGCCATCAGCTTCTTTGTCAACCATACGAGGTTGTCCACAACTTTTGGTTCGAAATACCAATCAGTATCAGAAGCCATAACCCTCTTGCGATTGATTTTGGAAGGGCGTGCTTCAATCCCGATGGAGTTAGAGTTGCGGCACTCAGGGTGCTTGTACTTGTTCGCACCACAGTGCCATGCGATGTCCTTATCGCGGACACAGCGATAGATGGTATCGCCCTCGTCAAGCGCATAATGGGCAGACGCTTGAATGCCCGGTGTCTTGAAATACTCAGAGACACCCTTCGCCGTTCCGAGTGCACCGAAATAATGGATGACGATGTACTTCGGAGTCATGTTGCCTGAACGGAAGTTAACCGTTGTCAGGTTGTCTACAATTTTCAACTTGCATCCTCCTTCCTGTTCTGGTGTATTGATTTGGATTTTGCCAGCGAACTTGTCGTAATAAGCTTGTCCGTAGCTGGCTCGTTTTTCTTGGACGTTCTGTCCCTGATTGGCAGGACGTTCAAATTGGAGAAGAACAGCATTGGATGCCTCACGGGCAGACGATGCGCTCTTGAGGGTGCTCAGCAGCCCAGAATAGCCCACAGACAGCTCTTTAAGCAGGAAGTTGAGCTGGGCATCCATGTCCCCTACGGACGCTCCTGCGGCTTTACAGGAGGCAAGGAGAGCGTCCTTGCGTGACCAGTACGTCCACTGAGCTAATCCGTAACCGGCACTGTCTTTCACAAAGTTGGAATAACTGCCGCTATCGACGGCGGCAGTATATTCTTCATCAGTCATGCCAAGTTTCTTCTCGTATGTATTTTGGAGGTTCTTGGGATTCAGTCCGCTCTCTGCAAAAAGATTCCCCATCAAACCCGCGACGCCGAAATCATTCAGACCAGCAGATTTCAAATAGCGCCAGATTTTTTCGTCGGCGTTCATGCGAACCACCTCCTTGATAAAAGCATTGTTTTATAATCACTTATCCTCAGTCGGTTTCGTGTAAACAGCCCAGCCAGCAGGATAAGCGACAGGGCTCCAAACGTTGTTGTCGATGAGAGAAATGTACAGGGTTCCCTCGTAACTCACGATGTCGTCCTTCATGTAGGCATCGGACGCGCCAACCGGCTGCACCCATTCGGGATAGCCTTCCTCGGTAATACCGACTGCCTTGAAAAGACTGGATGCCGTGTCGGGAGTCCAGTCAGCCTGTGAGGTATGTGCCAACAGACAAACGTAAAGCTGCGGGTCACCATTATCGTTCTCGCCGTAGATGCAGTATTCGCCAACTTCATAGGCATGAGCGTCGGGATTCCAAGCATCAAAGATTGTTGCGATTTGCAGAACCTTTTCTTCGTCCAAAGTACGGGCGAAGAGCTGCAGCGTATAACGGAACTGTTCCGCTCTCTGAACCATTGTCATTATTCAGCCACCCCCAGTAAAACGTTGATTGTGCTCTCGATGCTGTTGACCTTCTCGCCGCCGTCAACGGCAGCTACGACCACAGTGTCAGCGCCCTCGATATCAGAATGACCTACGAGATTGTAGGGCGTGCTTCTAAAGGCAACGCCGATGGCTTCGTCTTTAGTGGTCGGGGCGAAGCTGCCACTCTCTGTGATTTTGATGTACAGAACGGAGTCGGTCATACCAAGCTCAGTTCCATCCAGTGTGATAATTCGATACATTTAAGCAACCTCCTTTGCTCCTACCAGCTTTGCAATGTGTCGGAGCGTATCAATATCGGCATTGAAGAAATCGTGGTTCCACAGCCAGAAGTCTGCGTACTCGATGCGCTTGTACGGCTGACAAGCAGGGTCGTCCCAAACCTTGTCCCACCGGTTCTGGTAGTTCGCATCGCGCTTTGCGAGCGTCTTTTGAATGGCTTGTGTCAACTTTCCACGGAGCATACCGGCACCGTCGTCGTCACGAGCAAAGAACTGATGTGCGTTCTCACTCGTTACAACGCAGAGCAGCTTGCCATCGTGAAAGATATATCCACCGTTTTCTTCGCATACAGTCATAGCGGGGAGATTCACCTCACCGCAAATCGCTTTGTCCTTGAAGCGTCTATGCACAACGTATTTCATCCTTTTTTCCTCTTTCTCTAAAGTTTTCAATTCGCTCCGGCGAGAAGCCGAAAATCGAATAAAAAAGCCTACGCAACCGAAGCACACGCTTGTGGTCGTCGTAGGACTCAAAGTATGCGAGCATTCCGTTTACGGAAGTCCAGAGGTCATCGTATGACATTTCTCCATTCTGGATTTTTGTACGGAATGCTTTTATTTTTCTTCGTGCCCGCTTTACTCCATCACGATTTCCGTTCATCACAACACGACCAGTTTCGGTCAAAATAAATTTTGCTTTGCAATAACGGAACGGCTTTGTGAGCGGGACAATTCTTGACTTTGATTTGCTGACAGTTAGCTTGAGACTCTCTGCCTTTGCCACAATCAGAGCCATGATTTCTTTGGCGTCTCGGTCAGGCGGAACAATGACGTAATAATCGTCCATGTAATGACCGGCGCACTTGATAGAGAGCTGGCATTTGATAAAGTTGTCCAGTGCAGACGGAAACGCAATCATTTCTGCCTGACTTGGTTCAACACCAAGGGGCAGACCAAGCCTACCCGGAACAGTGTTCACAACATCGTCTCCGATTTTTCTGATATCTGGGTTCAGCAATAGCTTCTCATGCCGCTTGAAGATTTCTTCATGGGACACAGATGGGAAGAACTGTTTGAAGTCAATCAGAATCACATTCCCATCTCGTCCATAACGACGGAAGTGCCAGCGCAAGTCCTCTTTTAACATTCTCTTTGAGAACTCAAAGCCCTTGCCTTCAAGACTGGCGCCGTTGTTGTAAATCATCTCAGGACGATACAACGGTAGAAGTACCTTCTTGGTATAAACCTTGTGGACTTGACGGTCTTGGATTCTCGGTGCATCAATAGGGCGGGTCTTGCCGCGCTCTGAAATCGTGAAATGTACATATGCACCCGGAATCCATTTTCGCTCAAGTAATAAACGTCGTCTGCGTGCTGTTCCAGAGAACAGGTGCATCTCAAAACGTTGAGTGCTATTCTTCCAACGAACACCGTTGCAGCATTTCTTTCCGGCTTTGTACATATCATCGTATCCAAAGACATCATGCAGACCGCCAACTGTGGCGGCACGCCTTAACCTATTCTCTTCGCGCCTTGTCTTGCGCCTTTCGTAACGTCCTTTACGTCTACTCATAAAAATTATTCACCCTCCGTACAGATGTCTTGTAGGGCATCGTCTAATCTGCTTAATTCGTGACACATGAAACGAGGTAAGATGCATCTCTCGCCATGCACGCACGGGTACTCCGGCGGCGTTCGTGTCAAAATATCAAAGGGTAGTTTCGGACTTTCATCACGGGAAGTATTTCTCCTTTCGTAAGGGTCATAGTTCACCCTTTGGGCTACTACGATTGACCCAGACCATTTCTGGTTTACGAAATCCGGGGCGACGCCATTGGAATTCCTTGCGTTGTTATTGTTCGCGTTGCCGTTCGTGTTCACATTGCAGAAGTTGTTGCTGTTGTTGTAATTAGGAGAACGCTCCCACCACCAAGCAGTGGAACAGAGAGAGGCAAAAGACTCCCAACCGACAGGTTTTACAGAAATACACCCATAAATTTTCATAGACGTTTACCGGCTCTTATCGCTTTTCAACACATTGGTCAAAAGACCATTTTCTGCATCGATTAAATCACCAAGTTCCTGCGCCATGTGCTCCAGCTTTTTCTTCGCGTCTGACGCACCGACAGAGTTTCCACTACCGGTTGTAAAACAACCGGACGGGTTCGTCATCATCAAGTCGTAACAATGCGCAAGGTGGACATCGAGAGCCATCAGGGACGCTCTCGCTTCGAGCAGATGCTGCTTACGAAGTTCTTTTCGTGCCGCATCAGATGGATAGATGCTGTTTGCTTTTTCTGCGTGGTCTACAACTTCTGAGGCAAGCTCCGACACGGACTTAGATACGAGCCGAGAGTACCGAGATGACAACCTCGACAGGAAAGCGATGGTTTGGATGTAGATTTTGTTCGCCACATTGACGAACTCAGCCTTACTTTCAGACCTGTGTGCTTTTAAGACTGACATAAGAATCTCCTTTCGTTCTTGGATTTATTAGCTCCGAATGCACTATTCTGGAGCCGTTCACCACTAATCGCAAAGGGTGTACCCTTGCTAATTATAGGATGGGGAGGGGGACGAGGTTCCCTTGCATTTACCGCAGAGGGTGTACCGTCCCTCTCCCTTAATGATTTGAACACGCCCACTTCCGTGGGCTTGATACTGTTGATGCAGGATTAGACGCGGAAAGCCGGGGCGACGCCATAGGAATACCTTGCGTTGCCACCGTTCGCGTTGCCGTCCGTGTACACAAAGCAGAAGCTGCCGCTGCCGTAGTAATAAGGAGAACGCTCCCACCACCAAGCAGTGGAACCTGTTGCGCTGTGACGGTATTTCACCTTCGAATTTCCAGCAGAGTAATAAGCATACTGCGCCTGATAGTTCTTTTCGGCAGAGTTCGCATAGCTGCGTGTGCCGAAAATCTCATACTCAGCCAGCAACGGAAGGTAGTCTGTGGTCTTAGTAACATAAGACGCATTGTCACTACCACCGCCCGTATTGTCTGTGTAGATGGTCATCGGCTGCATCACAGCGCGGAGGTCTGACGGAAGTGCAGCCATTAGCGTATTTGCGACAGGGTTTGTCGCAGTTGTTGCTGTGGCATCGCCATCATTCGTGTTCGTTGAGCCAAGCACATCATAGCGAAGGTCACAACCCTTCCAGCCACCAGCGTTGGTGTTTGAGCTGTGGTTCATGTTGAAATACTTGGTGCCGTTTGTTGAGTAATTGCTGTAATAACCATCAACTAAACAAATATCCGTGCCGCCAGACAAAGCAGTTTTGAATGTGCCAAATGTGATACCATTGCCTTCCTTGCTACTATTGTGGTTAAAGCCAATAATATAAGCGTAGTAAGTACCGTTCACAGCCTGTGTGCCGACAGTGCCATTTACAGTCACAGCCTTACGGTCGCCGACTGCCCAGTAGCTTGCGCCAGTTCCAGAAACACTGTGGATAGCCGCCCAAGAGTTGTCATTCAGCGTAGCAAGAATAAACTCTGCTGTAACTTTGACAGTCTTACTTGCCGGTGCAGAATAGTTCGCACCAGCAGTGCAGCTCACGGTGATAGTAGCTTCGCCATTTGTTTGGTTGACGTGAGAAACGGTAACTGTATTCCCGCTACGGGAAACAGTGGCAACGCCAGTTGCGCTGGAGGTCACGCTCAGCGTGCCATCGTGGTTGCCGCCAATCGTGAACGTATCAGTAAGCTTACTCAAGCTAAGCTTGATTGTTGTCTTACTCACAGTCAACGTACCAGTCGCTTTACCAATGGACCAAACAACGTTCTTGGCGGTAGTCGCCCCATCAGACCAGCGATAGTCGGTTTTCGGCGTAAAAGAAGCCGTGTAATTGCCTGCGTTCGTGCCAGATGTCGTACCGCCAATCGTCATATAAGTCGTGTTATAATTGCTCCAACTCGGAGACTGAGAAGACTTATTGTAGGTCAGCGTACCGCTCTGGGCGGGTACGTTCGCAATCGTAATACGGTTTGCTGTACCAGTCGTCCGCTGAGACGTAGAGGTGTTGATGCCGCCGTCCGTGGTCTCTGGGAAGAAGGCAATGTAATACTTCGTTCCGTTCGTCAGACCTGTAATCGTCAACGGCGTGCTGGAATATCGGTTGCGTGTCGTGACCTTTAGCGTATAAACAGCGCCGGAATCATCCTTGCTTGTAGGGTAGCTGCCGCTCTTCACAACAATTGTGGTGCTTGCCCACGATGCCAGAGTCACGCCATCGGCAGAGATAGAAGCAGAAGGGTCAGTCCACTTAACGGTCATCTTGCCGTTGCCTGCTTCAGAAGAGGCACTCATGCCGGTAACATTCCAGCTTGTGATGCCTGCAACCTGAACAGTCGGAATCGCATTGAATTCGTCATCCGTGCTGTCAGTGTAGGCATTTGCAGTTGTATA